TACTGACATCAGTGGTAACTTGAGATTATTCCCAAGTAAGTGTGTTGAGGATCCTGATGCTATCCAGTTTACTAATAAGTCGTTCACTCCAACATTCAGAGTTGAAGTTGAGTTTGGTGACACATTTGTTGGTCGTTTACTTGATGTTGCTGGTATTTCATCTGCAACTCCAACTAACTCTCAACCAATTCTTGACGTTAGAAATCTAGGTGTCAATGGTGCTAATAACTTCACTATCTTACAAGATGGATCTATCAATGCATTTGGATTGACTGGATACAAGAACAAGAATGGTGGACATATTACTAAGTTTGTCAACCAAGATTCTACTCTTGCTGTCAATATAAATTATATTGTAGCGGTAGCTCCTTCTACTGGTGCTCTTATACTTACACTTCCAACTAATCCTGAGACAGGAGACTGCATCAGAATTACTGAAGTTGCAGGAGCGTTAACTTACAACAACTCTCTTGTAATCCGTGCTCCAATCATTGGAGGTGAACCAGTATCACTTCAAGGAGATACTGTTGGAACCAAGTTGGGTGGTTTGTCTACACCATATGGATCTGGTGAACTGGTTGTTCAAAACAGAAATGCATCCTTCGGACTCATTTATGTTGGACAAACAGATGGTGATAACTTTATCCCTGCTGTCTATCAAGGTTGGTGGTTAACTGAACTATAATGGCTTTCTATAACAGACTAAAAACTATGAAGTCCGCTCCCGTAGGCACTATCATGCCTTGGAGTGGACAGTCTAGTAGTGGTAATAATCCTCAAAATCTACCTACGGGTTGGATTGTTTGTGATGGTAGGACTTTTGAAGCTAATGATTATCCGTTGTTAGCATCTATCATTGGAAACACATATGGTCCTACTGACGATGCTATTGTTGGTAATTTCCCTGATTTTGATGAGGGTGATGTTTTTAGAGTTCCTAACTTGAATGGTAGGTCAATGGTTGACCTTGAGTTATCATACTTACAGGACAGTAAATATCAGTTTGGACAACCTGATGCTGAATCTGTTATTGGTGATTTAATTTCTGAGGATGGTACAGGTGTTACTCCTCCAACCATCTACAGTGCTGATACTGATCTAGAGTTTCAATTAGATCCAATTGACACGATGGCAGGAAAAATTCAGAATATTTCTTTGAATGATCCTACATGGTCTAAGACATATTATACTATCGGTAGAAAATTAGGTATTGACCACACGCCAGGTCATAAACATAAAGGACAATATACAACGGCGTTTCCTAGTGGTAAATATGTTCAGGTATTTGAGGCACCAACAGTTCAACTTTCTGGTAGTCCTAACTATGAATCTGCAAACCTAACTGGTATTCAGAATACTGATACTGCAGACCAGTGGCCAAATGGATTTGGTTCTATGACGTATTACGATGAGAATACACTGGTTTTAACAAATGAAGCAAAAACTTTTACACAGGATCAAATTCCATCACCTGCTTTAGCAAGAACTATTCCTGCTCATGGTGCATATACCGAAGCATTTGCCGATACATACAATTATAATCACCACATGAAACAAGTTACAAGAGTATTCCCACCTCCCGTAACAATTTTTGGAAAACCAAACTATTATAATGGAGACGCTGGAAGTACATACCCTACTAACCTCAGTCATGCTGCACAAGACTTTACTGACCAAACAGCAGCGTCACACAACCATTTCAGTTTTGATGTTTCTATGAACATTGCTGGTCTTAGAATTCCACCAAACATCGCTGTAAACAACGTACAATCATACACAGTTAATGTCTCTGACATCCCTGATGCGTTAAATATTCTTATGGATAACCAAACTGCATCACAAACCGTGTTTATGATCATCAGAGCCTACTAAAATGCCAGTCTTTTTAAATCAAGAAAGAACAAAGATCGGAACGACTACTGGAACGCTGATTGCTTTTCCTCAAGAGTTAGAAGTAAACGATCCCAACGTTGGAAATAGTTTAGAACTATTGCCAGCTGGTTACTTAAGATGTGATGGTTCAATTTATAGTGAGACAGTATATCCAGCACTAGCACAAATCCTCGGAACTGGTGATGCATGTGCATTTAAACAAGAGGGTATAACTTTATCTGAGACACAGTTCCAAGTACCTGATTTAAGATCTAAATTTATCAGAGCTAGTTCTGCATCTGATCAAGGTGTTATTAATGATAACACAGTAATCAATGCTTCTGGTCAGGTTGTTGAGAGATCTGGTGTTAGTGTTAATGTATCAAGTAATGTGGGAACAACTGCTACTGTTGATATGACAGGACAGTTTAGGGTTCCTCCTAGAACTGTTAATCTTACAGGTAATGTTGGTTTCACTAGACCTAGAGCTCCAGACGAAGAGATTGTATCTGCAAATGCCTTCCTACCACATATGCACTACACTACAACGTTTAGATGTAGAACTATTAGACGTGCTGGTAGTGACGTATTTGAATTAAATTATTACAATAACGCTTCTACAATTGGTGTAGGAAACTGGTATGATGCCACAGATGACGGTCAAACAGGAAGACAACCTGCATGTAGACACTATGCACAATCCGAAAAATGGAATTCTGGTGCATACACCGCTTCTCAAACATTTTTAGGATTTGGTGCAACATATGAATATTTTGGTATTTGTAAGGGAACTTGTGGTGGATTTATTACTAGTTGTTTGATTCCTACAGGTAAAGGTCCTCTGTTTGTTAATACTACTCCTGAAGGTCCTTGTAGACAAACATATGTTGGACCTTTTGGTATACAAATAGGACCAGTAACAACACCGTGCTTTCCCACTGATGATGAGTTACCAGACAACTATATTGAGGGTGCTGATGGAGTTGGTAATGATAGCATTCCTACCGCAGCTTCATCGCCAGGTGGTGTTTTACAATCTTTTGCTTTATATGAGAATTACGTAGCTTTTACTGGAAATCCCGCAGATTATTATAGTAAAGGTCTAGGACAGTGGGCGTATAGTAATTTTGGTAGTAGTCTGTGGTCTACTTTGAATGATTTTGCTCAAGGTGATGTAGATATGATTGGTGGTAGTGGAACTGGAATGAGATTGACTGTAAGATTTGAAGCATGGCCAGGTGGTGGAGGTAATCCAAATAATACTAGGTATAAAGTTGTTGCTATCGTAAATGGTGGTACTGGATATGCTGGTGGTGATGTACTTAGTTTCCCAGATATAGGAGCGTATAGTATTAGTAGTGGTGGTTCAGCTTTTAGTCTGAGAGTTAATACCACATCTTTTGGTGGTAATGCACAAGATGGTGCTGCATATTCACACAATACATCACTACATGATGTATTACCAGTAGATACTAATGTTGATAGTGCTATCAATGCTGCATTTCCACAAGTATCAAACATTATTGAGACAACACAAGCATTTGATTATGAAGATGATCCTACGGAACATACTCATACTATTAATTACTCGACTGGACTGACTAATTATCAGTTAAATATACCAGAGACATTCGTTTCTACTGATGGAATGAATGCTTCTATCAATATTAACCCTGATAGCGATACAAAAATTGATAACTTAATCGCTCCTTTTGTTATGGTAGATTACTTAATCAAGACCTAAAATGTCAAGAAACATACGTTCTAACTTTCTTACAGATAAAGCAACATTTGGCAACTCCACAATGCCAATTGGTGCTATTGTGCCTATTTTTAAGGCAACTGATGATAAAGTTACAGACAATGGTGTTGTAATAAACTTAGGATCAGTTGCTGGTGGCGCAGGTGCTGGTACTGGATATGTAACTGACTTGGGAACTACTACTGGATATCCTACGACTGCAATTAATGTTGATATAAATGCCACAGCTTTTGTAGAGGGAACAGATAATATTAATATAACTAATCATCCTTTTGTTGAGGGTGATAAGTTAACAGTTATCACAAACAGTCAAGTTCCAAATAAACTTACTCTAGGAGCATCTATTCAAAGTATTAATGTTACTAACGGTGGTAGTAATTATACATCAGCACCAGTCGTACAAGTTCTTGATAGTGGTAGCGGTCCTGTTGCAGCTGGTCAATTTTCTGCAGAAATTGATACTAGCACAGGACAAGTAACAGCAATCAATGTTGTCAATGGTGGTACAGGATATCAGTTTCCTCAAGTTACACTAATTGGTGGCGGTGGTAGTGGAGCTGCAGCGGTTGCAAACTTAGCACCAGATGGTCTTGGTGGAATAAAAGTTGATAAAGGATTTACATTTTTAGTCGATGTTGTCGATTCAAATACTATTAAATTTTCTAAGAGTAATGGAGATATTGCTGCAGGAAAATATTACAATATCACTAGAGTTGGTGACGCTGGAATAGTTAATGTAGCATCAACCACTGGATTTGGTTTGAGAGTTGGTGTTGCAGCAAATTTGGATGGTAGTTTAGCTTTTGTCACCATCAAAAATCCAGGTTATGGTTATCAAGATGGAGATGTAGTTTATATCGCTCAACCAGGCAGTAGTGGAACAGCAAGAATTGAAGTTGTAAACACATCATCCACAACTGCTTCTGACCCAGCGATGCAATATCCTGGTTGGTTATATTGTGATGGATCCGAATATGATGCAGATGAATATCCACTATTATATGAAGTTATTGAAGAGAAATATGGTGGAACTAGTGGATCTTATAAACCAGAGGATTTTGGATCAGACTCTGGTGGTATAAAATTTAATGTACCTGATTATAAAGCTGTAAAATTAGTCGGTGCTGGTGGTGGTGTCAGTGGTGGTGGATCTCCTGTATCTGGTAATGTCATTTCTACTGTTGGTGCTACTGGTGGTAGATGGTTCTTTTCTAAGAATCAACAGGAAGCACTATTTGATATTGGAAACATCGTAATTGATGGATATCAAAACGTTCAGGAGTTTGTTGGTGGTAGTCTTACAGGTGAAGTAACATTACAAATAGGTCCTCTACAAGAAAAACTTATTACATCTGTACCTGAACATGATCACGCTATTCTAACATCTACAGCACCACAGGCAGGAACATTTGAGGGTTCAGGATTTGCTGTTGATACTTGTCTTGCTAGTTATAAAGACAGTACAGGACAGGTTAATTTCTTCTTACCAAATGGAGGAACACCATTATTCCACAGTCATGGTCTCGTGGATTATGTTATTACTGATCCATCACTTTCTACTTTTGGTAACGTAGGTGGTATTGGTGAAATTGAAGAGGTAACTATTACTTCTTCAAATGTTATTGGTGAAGCAGAAGGAACAAAGTTTAATATTCCTAATCATGATTTATTCACAGGATATAAAATCAGAGTCAAGTCTAACGATCAAACCACACAATTAGCATTTGATATTGATGGTCAGATTGTCGCATTTGCACAAAATACAGAATGGTATGTAATTAAGATTGATCTGAATAATTTCTATCTAGCATCCTCAAAATACAAAGCTAAAAAAGGTGAGGCACTACTTGCTACAACTAATGGTAGTGGTGGTGAGGACATAGTATTAGAAATGCAATATAAAATTGCTGGAGATTTACCTGCAGATCAGATAACAGTTATTCAACAACCACCTGATACAGTATATGACATTGATAACTCATATAGTATTGGTGGTAAAATAATTCAATTGCCAGGTGGATCTTCAACTACTACAGAAACTATTGCAGAACAAACAAATCCAGGATCATACACAGTTCCTGCTCCTACTAACGCACAACTTCCGATTTCGGGTGTTTCTGGAACTTTAAACGGTGCTGGTGGTGGCGGTGGTACTAGTGATCTTAATGGTACTAACGGTGGTGATAGTTATTATCAGTTCAATTATAACGGAACTCAAATACAAATTGTTGCAGAAGGTGGTGAAGGTGGTAAAAGTGGTAATGGTAGTAAGGCAGGTGGTTCTGGTGGACAGGCAAGAATTACTGCTGGTGGATCCACAACAAACGTTACATCGGCAGGTACATACACTGTAAGTGGATTAGATATTGATATTACATTATATGCTGGTGGAGTTGCAGGAGGTAATGGTGGTCCTACAACTGCAGGTGCAGGTGGTACTGCATCCTTTTTATTAGGTGCAGGTGGTGATGGTGCTCAAACACTATACACTGGAACAAATGAAACATCACAGTCATTTACATCACCGTCTAGTTCTTTCTATAACTATACCATCCCATCTACATGGCCGCTTGATAATTTAAAAGCAATCATCAAAGGTGGTGGCGGTGGTTCAGGTGGTACTGGTGACGGTGGCGGTGGCTGGTGGGCAGGTAATGGTGGTTCTGGTAAACAGGTTTCAGTCAATGTAAATCCTGGTAATGCTGGATCGTTGAGAGTATATGTTGGTGGTGGTGGATCCTCAGGTAGTGGTAGAACTGGTGGTGGTGGATCAAGCACTGGTTTCGCACCTGGCGGTAACGGTGGTAACGGTTCTGGTGGTGGCGGAGGCGGAGGCGGTGGTGCTGCTTCTGCTATTGGTACTTCTCAATCTATGATCGCTGGTGCAGGCGGTGGTGGTGGAGGTGGTGCTGCTGGTGATGGTTCTCAAGGTGGAGACCAGAACGCTGGTCCTTCAGGTAATGATGGTGCTCAGAACTTAGGTTCAATTTTCTCTGGTGCTGGAGGAAATGGTGGTAACTCTGTTTGTTCTGGTGGTGGCGGAGGAGCTGGTGGTGGTGGAGTTGGTTTCGGTGCTGGCATCGGTGGTGGTGGCGGTGGTGGAAACGGTTCCAACGCACGTAGAGATGGATATGGTGCTACTAGAGGACAATCTTCATACAAAGGATCTGGATCAGGTCCTACAGCATCTCTTATTAGTGCTGGTGAAGCAGGAAACGGTGCTAACGTAGGTATAGGACAACAAATTAGTGGTGGTAATGGATCTGTTGAAATGATCGCTGTAGAAAACCAGACATTCTATGGTCCTGGCGCAGGTGGTGGTGGATCAGGTACATACTTAACATTCAAATTTGATACTACTAATATTAACTCTGGAACAATGGTTGTTGGTGGTGGTGGAAGCAATGGTGGACAGAATGGTGCTGCACAAGTTGGATATGCAATAACAGAAGCTGTTCCTGGCGGTACAGGAACCTCAACTACTTCTGGAATATTCAACAGTGCAAGTGTTTCTGTTGATTATGTTCAATCTGGTACTGGAACTGGAGTCAATGGTGGATTTGCATCTGTTGATTCTGAAAAATATCTTAGATTCTTTGGAACTGAAGCTACTAGATTTGCAAGAACAATTACTGTTGATGCTTCATCAACTAACTCGAAGGGAGCAGAAATGATCATGGTTAGGTTTAGAGTCATTCGTGGTAATGGTTCTAACGGTGGAGAACAACCAAATGAACCATTAGAACTATATGGTAGTAATGATAATGCTACTAGTTTTACTAAGATTGGTACAATTTCTTCTGCTAATGGTCCTACAAACTGGACTTTAGTTGACATCCCTCTACCAGTCTCCATGAGAGTAAGTAACTTGATATTAGAAGTAAGACAAGAAAGAGCTACTGGTGGAAATCCTGACAACGATAACTTTGGTATTGATTATGTTTCATTCATGCATGATGAAGTAGAACAAACTATCACATCCTATCCTTCTGGTAAGACTGATTTAGGTATTGAGTTTGTTACTGAACGCATTGAACCACAAGGAGATCCTATTAACTCTGCTGGTCTTGATGTTAATGAAGGTACATTTACATTATCATCTGCCGTCAAACTGAGTGTATCATCCGCACTATCTCCAGATATTGACATTCCGTTGTTAACGAGGTATCATTTAGTTAAGTATATGATCAGAGCTTATTGATGTTAGAAGCGAGTGAGAGTGGGTTGATCATTGATCCCGATAGATTAGAAGGAAAGTTTGAAGATTTTATTGGTGTATACAGGAGACTTGTACATCATGAGATATGCAGTACTATCATATCTAATTTTGAGAAGCATTTAGAGATCAATCCAGATTACGTACAGCATGGCAGTAAACAAATGCCACAGAAGAAACTAGCACGTCATGATGTTAGCATGATGTACGATGATATTGACATGGGATTGTCTGCACACTTCTATAAATATCTGAATTCTGCATTTGAGAACTATAAACAAGAGTATGACCACATTAATAAAGTTAAACTGGCATCAATTGGTTTAAAAGTACAAAAGACTCCAGTTGGTGGTGGTTATCATACTTGGCACTATGAAAACTCTAGTTTCAGAGCAGCAAACAGAGAGTTGGCATGGATGGTATATCTAAATGACATGCCAGATGGCGAAGCAGAAACAGAATTCTTGTATCAAAAGAAAAGATATAAACCACAAACAGGTACATTATTGATCTGGCCAGCAGGTTTAACACACGTTCATCGTGGGAACACAGTCTTCACCCATGATAAATATATTGCAACAGGCTGGTTCATCAAAATCCCTTAATCAAATGGCAGACATACGTGTAGTAGTGCAAGTAAATGCACTAGAAAGAATGATCATCGTTGATGGTAAGACGGAGTTCATTGGCGAAGATTATTGGAATGATAACATTCAAAACATTCTGTATCCATTCTGGACATCTGACAAAGACCGTTTGATTCACTTGAATTATTTCAGTGATGGTTCATATGGTATTGAAAAGAAAAAGTATGTATATGATCGTGCCACTAAAGAAAGAAAGTGGAAGACATATCAATGGAGAGAACCAACTAATTCAGAAGTAGGACAGATTGCTGAGACTATCAAAGAGAAATACTTTGAGTATCAGGACACAGAACAGGAAACCATCCAAGAAAAACTATTCAATGAGTATGGTAGATGGACTAAGATTTCTTGGGAAGGTATTAGAATGATCAGAAACTTCCTTTTACAAGATTGTGATTGGACACAGATGCCTGATGCTGACCTTACTGATGAACTAAGAGCACAGTGGACAGCATACAGAGCTAAGTTAAGATCAATCCCACAAGATTATGATGGTCAAGATGCTGATGATGTCAAATTTCCTTTTAATCCAGTAGCATATGCAAGGTTTATGTCATTTAAAGATGTAAATGGTGATGCATTAAATGAAGGAAAAGCATACCTAGATACTATTGATCAGTTTGGAACATATACTGCATCAACATATGGTGAGTATGCAAAGAGAATTGTAATGACTATTGCATCCAACTTTAAACTCAAGAACCCTGACATCATCTTTGCACCTGCAAATGTCGAAGATAGATATGTTGAGACACAAGACGAACTAGACGCATTACTAGAACAAATTCAAAAAAACAATGTTTAACTAAATTATGAATGATAAATTAAATATTCTCATTCTCACGTTAGTATCGGGAGAAGAGGTGATTGCCAACCTAAAAGATCATTTTGAAGAGGTAAACGGTGTAAAACAAAAGGTGTGCTATAATATGGTATACCCTTTTACAGTAGAAGAAATAGGAACTGAATTAAACAATGAAGTTGGTTTAGCATTTAAACCATGGAAGAAACTTTCATGTGATACATCATTTTTAATTGGTTACGATAAAATTATCAACATGTGTGCTCCTCTACCTAGTCTCACTGAGGAGTATAAGAAAGCTGTGGATGGACTTCTTCAAACTCTAGCGGAGCAACAACAATGATATATGAATATGATTTCTTTGACTATAATCAGTTAAGACAGATTGTTAGTTTGTTTGACGCTGGTAAGTTTGTTGATGGTGCTAAGACAGGTCCTAAAGAGAAAGAAATTAAAGATAACACACAACAGGAAGACATTGAGTTGAACAAGATGGCAAACACTGCTGTCGCTAAAATCATGAGAGAGTCACCAATATCTGATCTACATCCATTCAATAAACTCAGTCCATGCTATATGTTGAAGTATGAGGTAGGACAACATTATGCTGATCATGTGGACTACTGGAATATGTGGGGTAATAGGACTGACTACACTGCTGTTATCAATCTAAATGAGGATTATGAAGGTGGTGAACACTTCCTTAAAATTGGAACAGAAACTATTGAGAGAAAATTAAAAGCAGGAAAGATTCTAATCTATCCGTCTGATTATATTCATGGTGTTAGACCAATAACCTCTGGTGTTAGAAAATGTTTGACATTTTGGTTAGAGAGTTCTATTCCAGATCCTACCATGAGATATTATATCACTGAGTTCAATAAACTATTTTACAAGATTCACGAGCAAGATGTAGACAGAGAGACCATGCTCTTGCTAGATCATGTTCGTTGTGGAATTATCAAACGTGCAGTACAAATGAGAAATTAGTATGTCTTTGTTAACTGATATTATGGCGTGGGATACTATTCTCACACGAGATGAAATGGCAGAAATTGAAAAGATCTGCAGTCGTGCTAGATGGCAGTGGGGTGCTACCAGTGATCCTACAGCACCACATAAAAAGTTCTGGAAGATGGATGTCAAGGGACATGCTATCTTTGATACCATTATTCCTGAGAAGATTAAGATCCTCTTACCATTTGAACATGAGATCCTTGATTATTATGTCAATGGACATACAAGAGGACTAGATGGTTTCATGCACAAGGATGATGCAGACTATACATTCCTAGTATTCTGCAATCCTGTATGGGATATTATGTGGGGTGGTAAGACTATGTTTGTACAAGATGATGGTAGATTTGATTGTATATTTCCCAAACCAGGATCAGGATTATGTTTCCCGTCAGACATACTACACTGTGCAGAGGACGTGAGCAGAGAATTCTATGGTATTAGAGTTAGTGCTGCTTATAAATTAAAGAAAGTAGAGAACAAAGATGCAGAACCTTCAGACATTTGATAGTGCTAGAGACTGGGATCAGATTGAAGCATATGCTTCTACTATCTCAGGTGCTTTGGTGTACTGGGAGAACCCAAGATTAGAAGTGACATCAGATGATGCCAAGAAAATCGTTGTTGATTATTACAAGATTGATGAAGAGGTGCCAGCAGAACTAGCTGTTACATTAGAGAGTAAGTATTATGGATATATTGAGTTCAGAAATGCAGAGATAGCATTTGATTTTGTTACCGATTATTTTCCTCGTAAAGATGAGGTAAGTGATGATACATACTGGTATCATTGTTATGTTGTAAGACCAGATGGTGTTGTTGAATATGATAATGATGCACTACGCAAAGGAAAGAACGTGTGAAGAGTGACGCAGCATTCATGATACCAGTTTTCACACATCCCGTTGAGAACTGGAGTGATCATAAAGATGAAATCATCAACATGCTTGACCTTGAGGATGGTGATGGTCATCAAACAGATTATTTTAAATATCATCAACAAGATAAATTGCCACCATATACTACTAGGTTGTTTGAACTATTACAACCTGCATTGAAAGAATTTGATGACGTATATCCACATGCATTTGATATTCGTAACATATGGTGTCAGAAATATGGTAAAGGAAGTTATCATCAACTTCATAACCATGGAGCAGTCGGTTATTCTGCAATATTGTATGGACAGTTAGCAGATGACCACACTCCTACATCATTCTTCGCACCATTTCTTGACTTCATAGAGGGTAACGTGATAGAATACGTGCCTGAGGTCAGTGAAGGAGATATCATTTTCTTTCCGTCTTGCTTGACACATCAGTGTAAAGTGGTACAATCTGAATCAGAACGTGTTATTTTTTCCTTTAACATCAGAAATGCTTGAATTTTGCTATGAGCTCCCATATGAAGACCTTGACTTTACAGACAAAGAAACTCGCAAACTATATCGTATCGGAAGAGGCGAGCAAGGGGTTCTATTGGTTCGCCCTTATACAAACCTTATTTGTGCTCATTGGAGATTCAAAACTCCCTCAGTAGCAACAGAGTCTGCTAATAAGATCTTCTCAATGTACCTTGGATACTTGGTAGATGGAGACTTTATTGGTATGGACATGTGTCGTAAGTTTCTAGAGATGGGATTTACTAGATCAAGACGCTATGCTAATCATCACTCAGGTACAAAGTATAATGATGATGGTAGCATTAAACCTCAGGAAGAAGACCACGATAACTGTCACTATGCCGAGTCTGCACAAATCTTTAAGAAAGTGCGTGACATCGTTGCAAAGAGTGACACCTATGTTAGGATGAGAAAGGAATGGAGATCCAATGAAAGTACCTACACAACCACAGTTGACGCACTTGCAACTGCAAGCAATGTTAAAAGAGCACGCTATTCCAGAGGATCAACTAAAGTACATCGGTGACCGTGTGTACCCTAATGATTTCAAAGGACACCCAGAGTATCATGGTGAGATTATGCCATGGTATTTGATTGGTGGTGAGCACGAGGTGCCAGTATGTGACATCCAATCAGTTGATCGTGTTGACGATGATGATTGTGTCCCTGAGAATGATGGGTGGGGACCACAATGAACAGGAAAGACTTGTTTGCTACTCCATTCTTCCTGTCTCAGATAGAGTTTAATGTTGATCAGGTTAACCATGCTATCAACAATACTCAATGCTTGGGAACTATGAGTCTTGATCAGGACATTCTTGATACTAATTTTAAATTTTTATTAGATCCCATTAATGACGTAGTATCTGAGGTTATGTCTGAATTGGGATTTAAACGGTATGATATATTCAGCAGTTGGATGACTAAGACTGTTGTGGGAGATAGGTATGGATTAGATCACGCACATTCTAATTCTTTTATGAGTGGTGTAGTATATCTTACTGACAAGGCATCTCCTATTATATTCAGACATCCTTTACCATGGCGATGGCAGTCTAAACTAGATGATAAGAATGATGGTGTATTGACATCCAATGAATATGTTATGTTACCAAAGAAAGGAGATATTATACTATTTCCTTCACATATACATCATCTGATCCTACCACACAAGGAACCAATTCCCAGATGTAGCATAGCATTCAATGTCGTACCCACTGGACAATATGGTGCAAGGGACAGTAACATAAATGTTTCAATTATAAAGAAATCCTAAAACCCCTTGCATATGGTTGGGTGATGGTATAAACTAAGGTAGTTAACTCAAGTCCTATGCTCTCAAAACAAGAAAAACGTAAAGATGCCTTTTTCATATTTTATGAGAGCGTCATGAAACCAGACCATGAACTGCGCCTTGATGCACATGATCAGAAATGCTATCATGAGTTGATGGAGTGGAGAGACGAGGTTCTCGTATACCTTGACAAGCGACGTGATGAGGAATTCCAATGAAAAATTATGAGCAACAGCGCAAGGATCGTCTCCAAAATGTTATTGACGATTACCTCCAAGATGAGACAATCTCGTCACGACAGATATTTGAAGAAATACTATCTTGCATCGACGATGTAGCAGTATATCATAAGAAATATCTAGATCGTGCTAATGATCTAAAATCATTTTGTGTATACAAAGTCCATTCTCCAGAAGAACATGAATACTTCTCACAGAAATGGATGTATGATAAAATTCCAACTAGATATTAATGAACACAGAAAAAGAGAGATTGCTTAACGCACTCACACTCATCAATGAGGTACAAAACCTTACCATTGATAATAAATGGAAACAGTATTTACATCAACACCTCATTGTGGTAGAATACGAACTACAACGTCAACTTTCACTAATTAACGCAGATGACCGAGGAAGACTTCAAATTGGCAATTCAGAACATTCTGATGCTGCAAAACAACAATGACCATTGTTTCGCAAGATTGCAAGATCAGATTGATGATCTAAAGCAAGAGATCAAAGATCTTAATGATCTAAAGACTATCTTCAGACTTCCAAATCCAAACAACAAAGATCGTTCCTACTTTGAGACAGTCGATGCCGAACTACCAACCCCAGAAGGAGAGTGATCTTCATTTCAAACGAGGTGATCTAGTAAAAGTTGATGCATACAGAGGATATGTCAACTGTATTTGTTTTGCAGTTAGATCACACTTACATCCAGAACCAACCACAAGTTATTTCACTCTAACACTAGAGGGAACAGAAGGAACAATACGAGCAGTAAATGTGTGCATCCCTGACTATCAATGGAAGGATGTAAAGGTTATCAAATCAGATAATGAATATCCTGATTATAAGAGTCAGGAGCACAGGTACTCAGATCCACAGTGACAGTCCACGTAGTGTCCACACATGTGGCACAGGACGCTAAAACCGTGTATATTAAGAGAGTCAAAGAAACGCACCTCATGCAAATCACCAACTCTGCCGTCATCGTCGATTTCTATCCCGAAGCATTCATTGCTGAAGCATGTGCCGTCAAGGGCATGGTTGTTACAATCAAACGATTCAACAAGCGTGTGACCTTCCGTGCCACTGGTCAGAAATCATACAGCACTGTGACTTTCCTTGATGCAAAGCATGAGTGGGCATCCCGCATTGCTAAAGGTGCAGAGGTCACTGATTACCATACTGACAAGATGCCTAGAGAAGAATACATGCCTTGTGCCTGTTGATATAGTGTCACACACTATGTTGACACACATCCTTGATGTACTATAATAATAGTATACACAAAGGATTACATTATGATCAAACTTGGTTCTAACGTCAAATCTAAGATACATGATGACCTTACTGGTCATGTGGTAGTATATCAACCACTCAACAACTATGCTGTTGTAATGACAGACATCATGGACTATGAGATGATGACAGTAGAGTGTTTCCTATCTGACTTGGAGTTAGCATGAAATACTACTACGATATTGTCTGGACAGATTACCAGTATGAGAATAATCTAACCACCACTCAGATGCAAGAGAAAGAGCACGTAGATGAAATGATCAGACGTGTAGAGCATATGAAATGGCAGGACGAACAACGTAACAAATGGATGGCAGGTGATGAACCACAATATGTTGTGCCTGCTGATTGCCCCTTCTAAGGGTCTACAACCCCTCTATTTTTATTATTACTAGTATTGACATGGAACAAGTACCTTTAACACATTCACAGATCAGATACCTCATGAACTTAATGATGGGAGATCACTACTCAAATGAGACTAGATTGTATCATCGTTTGGAAGCATATCTCACAGGTGATCTAGAGGATAAGGCAGCGGAGTTAGAACTCACAGTTGATGAACTCATGATGCAAGAATCATAATACACACGGAAATCTCCGTAAGCAATGCGTGTTGTGCCAGTTGAACTAGTGTCACACTAGGACTGCACAGCACGTTTTTTGTGGTTATAATATGTGTATACAAACAAAGGACACACACCATGACTCGCCAAACACTCGCAGAATTTGAAAGCACTCTTGAAGCACGTAAGCAAATTGCTCAGAACGTCCTAGTATGGACAAATGACTTGTGCAAAGCACTCATTCAGAACTACATTGATGATAGTGTACGTTCTTATGAGCGTAACCTTGCTAAAGCAGAGTCTGCATGGGATGTAGAGTATTATACCAAGAGAATCAAAGAGATCAAGGAGAAACCTGACTATGATTTCGTGATTGAGTCAGGACGTAAGTACTACAAGATCGTCATGGTGAACAATCAGCGCAGTGTACACGCATTCGTTGACAAGAAGACTGGTGAAGTGTATAAGCCAGCAGGTTGGAAGTCTCCTGCAAAGCACGTCCGTTACGATCTACGCATCATCAAAGATCGTGAGTATGTGTTGAATAACTGTGATTGGGCGGGTGGTTACCTCTATATGAAGTAACCCCTTGACAAACACCATTATACATACTACACTTAGTACTCAACCTCTTTCTTTCAAACCAATGCACGCACCAACTTTCTATATCGTTGCTGATGGCAACGCATACGCGATGGACGAGAACGGATATATGTTTGGAGCACCAGTATTTGAAGACAATAATGTGGACTGGGAAAACTCATATGAGTTTGATCCTTGTGATGAGGACGTGGAGTATGTTGCACACATGTGTAAGATGCTGCAGGACGTTCAAGCAATGAGTGAGGAGCAGCAGAACGGAGTCTTTTTCAAATGAAAGACCTATTGAAAGAACACATCCGTGAGTATATCAATCCTTATCCGACTCGATATACTCGTGGAGAGTATGAGATCCGTGTTCTCCCGCACGAAGATCTGGACTACGACGGAATTGAGAAGTTCTGGCGTATGTTTAAGAAGTTTCCTAACGACTTCGCAGCAGCAGCAGTCAGTATGCTGCCCAAGGATGTAGAATTCATCCAATACGATCACCTTGCAAACATTCTATTCGCAACCAAACTATGAACTTCTTTTATGACACTGACGAGGAGACCACTGCTCGTATCTCTGGACAACGTGATGACATCTATGATTGGTGTGTTGACCGTTTCAAAGATCTGATGAGTGAGAATCGCGTCAATGATTCTCTCGCACTTGCTGACGAGTTCTTTGAATGGATGAATCCAGAGCAATGTGATGAGGAACCAACTATTTTCTTTCATGAACAAGAACTCCAACGACGATACCTTGAAATCACAGAAGGTTGATGAAACCATGAAAACACTTGTCATGGGATATATCAAGGCACAAAACGAAAAACGTTTTGCTGATGCCGAGGTCATTCTCCATGAGATCAACACAATGAGGAAATTATTCGATGAAACTGGTAAGTAAAGCACTGCTCGTAGGTCTGACGATGGTTGGTCTGTCTGCATCGGCAGCACCAACCAAAGGTTACTACACTTATGATGCAATGGGATGTATGCTCCTACGTGAGTGTACAGATGATGTTAAGGAGGTCAAGTCAATGCTTGATATCTCCACACAGTATGATAATCCAGAGAAATTCACTGGTGTTACATACGAATTCACTGAAATGCTCAAAGCGTTGAACAATGTGGGTAGTAAGGTGTTCATTGCTGATGAACGTTACTTTCCTGTAGGGCATCGTGGTGTATATCACACAGTGTCAAATAACATGTTCCTCAATAAGAGATTCATGAATCGTCCACATACTCTGATGAGTGTGATGAGACACGAAGGATGGCATGCTGCACAGGATTGCATGGCGGGTACTATCAACAATAACATGATTGCAATTATCATGGATGAAGAGAAAGTACCACAAATCTGGCAGGACATTGCAACTAAGACGTATGCAATGACACCACATGCGATTCCTTGGGAAAAGGAAGCATTCTGGGCGGGTAAGACATCCCATATGACCATGAAAGCACTCCAAGCATGTGCGAGGGGTAAGATGTGGACAGAATACGAACCGACACCAATGACAAGAGAATGGTTGGAGGAGCATGGGTATATCAAATAAACGATACATCACAATTCAACAAGACGATGACACGAAAGAACTCTACATCGAAATCCCAAAAGAACTTGAAGACTGGAAAGAAGGAGACGAAGTTGAATTCACCTGCTTCCAAGAAGACAAAGCAATCGTCATCAAGAACACAAGGATCGCTAAACAAAAACTTAAGCACCCTTACGACATCAAACAAGAAGAAATCCAATACTACCTCGACCAAAAAGTCTACGAAGACTGGACGTGGTAGTACAGCAATCAAGATTATTCAATCAAGGAAGAAAGACATGTTCCCTATGATGAACATGTACAAGTTCCCTTATCACTTTGAACCAGGTCCTGAAATAGAGGATAGATTGAATAAAGCGTGGTTTGATGAACACTATGGTGAAGAACGTATGAAAGAACACATACGTAAACATAAACTTAAGTCCCATCAGTACAAGGCGTATGTTAACTACTGGTGGTTAAAAGAGAAAGAGAAAGGTTGACACTTTATTAATTGTCATGTATAATAACCATAGTTACAGGCAATTCCATGAACGAAGAAGACTTCATTAAAGAGATGAAAGAACAAGAACAGATGGAATTGGAAGCGACTGGTTATAGTACAGATGTGGCACGTTATGATGATGCTACATATGACTCAGTAGACATTGATTTTACCACACAATCATGACAGGATTTACACTTGCAGAAGTAGACCATTTACTTAAAGCATTAAACACTATGTCAACATATGACTTAGCAAGAGCAAGAGAAGCAATTGAACAATCACCAGTAGATCATGAAAGACTGGTAAACAAACTTGAAATGTATCGTTATCGTATCACATGAAAACAGAAACACTACTCAGAGTATACAAGGCAGTGAGAAAAGCAGCAATTAAACAACAACCTAAACCAGT